TGAAACTTCTTAATAGAATAGTTTAGTTAAGTCTAGTTTAGTTTTTGTGTTGTAAATCGGGAGCCTGCAAGAGTGCACGAGCTCCCGATGTTTTTATATTGATTTTCAGGGTTTTATGATATGGAATCAAACTATTAAGCCACTTTTTAGTATCAATATTTATAGTAAATAAATGTCAAAAATGCGACGATTTTCTTGTCGGATTCTTGTCGAAAACGCGTTTTTGTTTCCGTTTTCTTGTCCAAGATTTCCGACTTTATTACTAAAAAAGACTAGTTATGGCAAATTTTTCATTGGTAATCGTTCCTGCAAAAGTATTAACAGGAGGAAAACATAAGGTGAGAGTGATGGTTTCCCACAATGGACAAACCAGATATATCCCCACTGATATAATCATTGATTCGATTAGTGAATTTAAAGAGGGTAGGGTAGTGAAACGCCCAGACAAGGATATCCTGAATCTTCGGCTTAAAAAAATATGTGATAAATATTTTGAGAGGTATATGGAACTGGAATTCTCCAATTGCCTGACATGTTCCCAGCTTGTCAGGCTCATCACAGACAATGGCAGGGACAAATGCCATACATTTGAAGAGGTGGTGGATGAATACCTTTCACAGATAGATGAAGAGGACAGAGGCAAGACATATAAACTCTACAGGCTGGCAGCGAACAAGTTCATCCAGTTCACAGGAACCGGGGCGCCTATGGAGCATATCACTCCAATCCGAATTAATGGTTATATAAACGCTCTCAAAAAACAACGTCTGTCAAATACGACAATCAACATCTATATCACTTTGCTTAAGGTACTCATCAATTATGCGAAGAAGATGCAATATGTCAATTTCAAGGTTGATCCGTTCGTCACCGCAAAAGTACCGTCATCCAGAAAACGTGAAACCTTCATCACCGTGGAGCAGTTGAAAAGGTTACGAGATCTTGATGTGAAGAAACATAACATGATGATAGTGCGTGATATCTTCATGCTGACATACTATCTTGCGGGTATGAATCTGGTTGACATGCTGGATTATAATTTCAAGAATACTGACGAGGTGAACTATATAAGGAGAAAGACCAGAAACACCAAAGAGGGAAATTCCATGGTGTGTTTCACAATTCCCGATGAAGCTATGCCTCTTATCATGAAGTATATGGATAAAAAGACTGGGAAACTTGTTTTCGGCAAATACAGAACTTATGTGAGCTGTTATAATACTCTGACAAGGAAAATGAAGAACCTGGCTCTTGAAGTAGGTATAAGGCATGATTTTACATTGTACTCTGCAAGGAAAAGTTTTGTCCAGCACGGCTTCGACTTGGGAATCCCCTTGAGCACATTGGAGTATTGCATAGGGCAAAGCATGAAGGAAGACCGCCCGATATTCAATTATGTGTCTATAATGAAAGTACACGCGGACAAAGCTATCAGGATGATTTTGGACAATCTGAAATAAATATGATAAAAGGCAGAATAATTTCTTTAAAAGTTTGCACATAATATTTTTATTATGTAAATTTGTATCGTCATAAAGAAACAGAGTATTAACCATTAAACACAAATCAATGACAGATGAAGAGCTAAAGCAGGAAATTGAGAAAGTTAAAAAAATGATTTCAGATTATGAAAGTTTGAAAACGGTGATTGCTCCAACTTCTGAAGAGTATGAACGACAGATGAACATTTTGCTCGATAGGCTGGGCAATCTATTGAAGATGAAAGATTAACAAAAAGCCCCTCTTGGGAGGGGTTTTGAAACTATACGATATGGATAATTTACAGGAAAAATTAGCAGAACTGAAAACCTATATAGGGAAAACGGACGAAGAAAGCAAGGCCAGATTTGATTCCTTGTCTGCGGAAATAAAGGCAATGAAGTTGACGGATGAAGAGAAAACCATCTTCAGTAACTTTATGATGCAGGGACTGGAGGATATCAGTAACAGTATGGATGTCATAGAACGGGAATTAAGAATCAGGGAACAGCTAAAAGAGGCTGTTGAGATATTGCCTTTGGCTTATATTGCTAGAAACTACTTTGGAAAGAGTGCATCTTGGCTGTATCAGCGCATAAATGGATATAAGGTGCGAGGAAAGGTCTATACGCTGAATCATGAGGAAATAGGTATCTTCAACCGTGCACTGAAAGAAATAGGAGAAAAAATAGGCTCACTGTCCATTACTGGTTAATGGCTGTTTCTTATGACACCTGATCCCCATGGTTGAGCTGCCATGGGGATTTCTTTTTATTGGATAATGCCGAGAAAATTCATATCTTTGCAGTCACAAGTATGTAGAACATAATTCTTAGTGCTTGGTTTGACTTTGGTGAGGGGGTGGTTCCCCTCACTTTTTTTATATCGGAAATCTTTGTTTATTGTTTAGTATAATGTCTATAAATTGTATGACACCTTTGAGGTTATATTATGTAGAAGCAATGTCGCATCTATATAAACAATTTCATAATGAGTAGAATTATAAAGAATTGTCCATGTACGTTAGAAGTATGGAGTGGTCCAGATGAACCGATTTTAAAAGAATGGAATATGTATTTTAACTGTAAAAATGAAATAAAGGAGTATTTAAACAGTAAACTTCAAGAGTTTAAAGGGGACATGGTAGAATGTTATGTTTATCAACTACATAAGGGCAAACTTAGTGAAGTATCGGTGTGTTTTGAAGTAAAGTAAAGAAAGTTTCCAGAAGAACAGGAAAAGGTAGCTTATTTGGCTGCCTTATTTTTTTCTTTTGGGACTCATTATATCCTAACTGCCCAAAATATATATTATGATTTTATGAGAGGATAAAAATATTCTAGTTCAGTTTAAAGTGAATAACCCCTGTTTTTTCACTTTTAGCTCCTTAATAATGTATTATAGTGTATATACTACATAGAGCAGTTTTGATTTATTCAATTATTTTAATACATTTGCACTTATTGAAATAATCATTAAAAGGTGCAATATGAAGAAAAAAATGTATTTCGTTTTGATGGCATTATTGCTGTCGTTTATTTTTAATGCCTGTTCTTCCGATTCACCGGAAGAAGAACTGCCCGAAAAAGAAGAGCCGGAGCAGCCTGAAAAGCCTGTAGAACCGAACGAACCACAAAATGGCGATGTGATTCTAAATGAGAATACAATCTTATTAAGTGACGAATTGGAGAAGTATGTAACCAATACTGTAACAGGTACTTCTTTAAATATTGACGCATCAATAAAGGAATCCGATTTGCCTGAAATCGGTCGTATCTTATTATATGGGGCAGTTTCTGAAAAATTTCCCTCAGGTTTCCTTGGCAAAGTGAAGCAAGTGGTAAAAGCACAAGGAGGCTATGAGATACAAACTGAGTCTGTTTCGTTGGAAGAAGCATTTGATAAATTATATATAAATGAACCTATGGAACTCGTTTTTGACGATATGGATGTTCCTGACAGTAGAAGTATATTGCCTTGTTCGCCTTATTGGGATAAGGACGGGTATGTAGGATTGCAAACAAGATGGAATATAGAATTTGGTAAGGCATCAGAAAAAGAATGGAGTTCAACTACCACGGATTCGGGTTCACTGTCAGGCAGTATGGAAAGCGGTGCAGGGATCGGGATAAAGTTACAATGTCGTATTGATATAGATAAGAAAGCGCAAAAAGAACCTTATATTGAATTTTCTTTTTTCTGCAAAACTTTTTATGGTTCCAGTTTTGATGTAAAGGGTGCTTTAAGCCGAGAATACAGAAAAAAAATAAAGAAGATTCCTGTAAAACCTACTTTGTTGCCGTCTGGGGTTGTGGGGGTGGCGACTCAGATAGTTTTGCAACCTGAATTTATTTTATCAGCCTTCATGAACTTTGAAGGAGAGTTCGAATATCATTCAGAACAGCATTCACAGCAAGAATGGAAAATGAGTTTTATTTATGAGCACGGTGAATCCCGTTTTGAAAGTCAGAGAATAAAAGACAATGAAGAATTATCTGTAAAATCATTGCAATTGGATGGAACAATCAGTATCGGGTTGTCTTTAGACTTTAGCATGAAATTATTTAATAACAAAGAAATTTCCTGTATGCTGGGTGCTTCTGCCGGTCCGTCGATTGCTGCGGAAATATCCTATGAACAAGAAGATTTAAACAATATATATAGCAAACTGAAAGATAGTAAAATTACGGAAACAGCTTGTAATGTAACCTCCCAAATTGCGGTTAAAACATCTTTGTTTGTAAAAAAAACGAATATTGAAGTGGAACTGGAACGTGAATTCTTATCTCTTCCTATTGGAAAGAAAGATTATTATTTGTTTCCTGAATTTGAACCTATAGATGCAATCTGGAAAGGTGATAAAATAGATGCGTCTTATCATGTAAACAGAGATGTATTTTTTCCAATTGAGTTAGGCCTCAGATTGTTGGATGAAAAAAAGAAGAAAGTGGAAGATTCGGAAGAGAAGATTGAATATAGACTTTCTGGAACTTCCCCTGTCGAGTTGACTACAAGTTTTAGTAGTCCTGATAAGAATAAAAATTATTGTGTATGTCCAACCATAAAACTACCTATATTTGATGAAATCATACTGGCATTACCTGAGCAGGAGATAGAGGGAATAACACTCGTAACAGGAGATGCTATAGTCCAAAATAAAACTACGGCGCTTGTAACGTGTGAGTATAAAAATGTTATTCCTTGGACTAAAAAAATAGGCGTAGAATTTATTGACGAATCTGGTAAAAGACAAGAGATAGTCCGGGATATTATTGAAGATGGTATATACAACTTTCAACTTACGGGGCTTCAATCTAAAATGACATATACTTATCGGGCATTTGCAATAGTTGATGGTGAACATGTATATGCTGATAATTTTAACTCATTTACAACCTCGGAAATCCTTGATATAAAGGATGTTGATTTTAAAATAATCCCATCATTCAAGAATAGCTGGCCTGATACTACTGAGCTTTTCGATTATAATATAACTTTTAGGGAGTCTCGTTATCTAAAATTCTGGTATGAGATTTTTACCAATGATGTTCAAAAATTACAGGGAGTATCTAAATGGGGAACTATACTTTATAAAAATGGAATCGTTTGTGATACTCATACGGCCACTAGAAAAGATGTAAGTTTTAATGTGTTTCGTTGCGATGAAGCTGATCTTACTATTCATAATAGTACTTATACGGCGATAGCTGATAAAGCGATTTATTCAATCGGTATTTTTGTTGAGCGTACTGATAGCTTAGGTAAAACAGTAGTTGAAACAACAGAACCTAAGCAAATTGAACCTCCTATTTATTCTCAGAAACCTGAGATCGTAATCAGTTCTATAGAAAAAATTTTACCTGATGCAATTATAGGGGACTGGTATGATGATAATGGGGTGCATCAAGTCCAAAAACAAATTTATAGTATGCTTAAATATAGAGTACGAGGATTATTTTGGATGAAGCCTATTCGGGGAAATAATGAAGGAATAAATATTGTACACAATTGCCCTTTGGATGAAGCGTACTATGAAAGTGGTTTGGGACCTAGTTATTATAATAACCAAAGACCACAAACGGTCCGCATAACAGCTAAAGATCTGACAACTGGTAAAATTATAACAAGTAATGTGGTTAACATTCCTTGATAACTATCGTTGTTAAACATGACATTTTACTTTTTAACTAATGACAAATTAAAGAATTGGGACTGTTTCTGAATGATTCAGTTCCTTTTTTTATCGCCCCTATTTATTACAAGCCAAAACGGTTCAGATTAGTTACGTTTTGACAATCTACTTCACATTTTATTGAACAAGATACCAATAGATTTGTTCAAAGGGATTTGCCTATTTCTAAAAATATTTGTTGTCACATTATTACGTATTACAAAAAAGGAGGGCATCGTGCATCACGAGCCCCCAGTCCAATTTATAAATTTAAAGTCTTATGATGAAGCTTGTCTGTTGCGCCAATGTTTTACTATCAGCATAACGACAATCAAAACGGTTACACAAGCACAGACAAAACCGATTTGTTTAAGCAGCGTGGATTCTTTTTTCTCCTTTACCCCTTCAGTCTTGGTTTTCTCATGAACGTCGGAAGTCGTTTTTTTATCAGTTTTGACATTCGTAGTATCGGCTACTACCGTCTGTTTATCCTCTTTCTTATTGAAATCACCTTCTACATGACCGTCAGCCAATAACGGAGGTTTCCCGGTCAGGCTGTCAGGCGGTTTTCGGGTATCATAGATACGGAAATCAATCACATAGTTACCACTAGTGGTAATGAGTTCGCTCAAAGAGGTGGTTGATCTGTGTACGATGTTGACAGTTTCACTGGCACTGTCCTTCCTGATTACTTCTGTGTCGGATTTGACAGCCTTATGCGAGCTGCCACAGGCAAACAGCAGGAACAGACACATGAAGGGAGCCAGCAATATATGTCGGCTTACCCAGTTCATAATCTTAGCCAACATAAGAGATATTATTTATACGGTTCATCCAGCCCCGTTTGAACTTGTTATTTGCAGGGCGCTTCCGGCATATATCCTCGATAAAATCAAACCGTGCAATCTTGATCTGGTCAAACAGTTCACGCGGATTACGGGAATTAACTGCGGCAAGTGTCTTAGGTCCGACAATGCCATCAGGAATCACGCCAATCAGCCCCTGCGGTATCTTGATACCATACACACCGGATGCCCAGACCCAATCAACCAATATATTAGCAACTGATTGCGATTTTATCTCATCAGCCTTCCATCTGTCCCAGTACATGGTTTTCAAGATTTCCGTCCATTCCTCTTTTGTGAGATTTTTCAATCTTTCAACTGTAGGCTTGGAATATCCTTTCTTTCGGCAATATGCCTCATAGGTTCCGATAGTCACCCCCATATTGGTAGCCCCTCCCAAATCGTCAGGGTCATTTACAAAACCGCCTTCCCATTTCAGAATAAACGGTGCAAGTTTTCTTACGTCAGCCATACTACTCATTAATTATAATTATTCGATTTTATTTTCTTTGAATTCCGGTAGGATATATTGTATGTTAACTGCTGCTTCATGCAAGACCTTATGAAGTTCATCTTCATTCAAATCTGTTTCATCTGTAAACTCACAAAAGATATTTCCAACCCAATCTTGAGATGAATTAAGCCGTTTAATAGCGACGCTGTTGCATCCATTTGTTGATAATAGAGATTTGGCAACCTTATCCTTAACCTGGTTATCAATATCTGAATAGAACATGAAAAGATTCTTTGCGAGATTTTCTGCAAAAACGGCCACTTCACTCATGGGAAGTGATTGGATGTTTTCACGCATCCCGGCTATACCTTTTCGTTTTACCTCGAACTGCACCGAAAGAAAAGCTATATGCCCCAAAGGATGGGGTTGTACGATATATACCCTGTCTGCTTTCGTTTCATAAAGTACACGCCACAGCTCACCGAACACCTTGGCGGAGTTCTCGCTGCGGTGGTAACTTCTTCTTTCCTCTTCTTTTTTAAAATATTCCACTTTTAAATCAGTCAGTTTGTTTTTGGTATACTGATTATAGGCGAAATAAGCTGCCAGCAATGTTCCGGCAGCACTAATAATGTTTGCAATATCTATCTCCATTACATTCACCGTTTAATTGTTATATGATAAATTATTCATCCTGTTTCCTTTATTTCTCAACTGTCCCTATCTTTCCTGAAAAAAATGCCGAGAATTTATATATATGCAAAATAAATCCATATCCATATTGCTTACTATTCATATTTCACTATCTTTGTCAATACTTTGTTGACCTGATTCTTTCAAAACTATTATTGATTGGAATTAACCTCCCCCCGTCAGACTGTGAAGCCAGACGGGGGATTCCATTATTCGACAGATAGACAATAAAAAAAGAGCCCGATGACAATATTTATTGCCATCAAGCTCCTGGTTAC